CGCGCCCCTTACACGCACCCACTCGGCAAGTTGACTCACGAATCGAGAACGCTCCTGCCGGAGTGTGTCGGCGAAAAGCTTGTGACCACCGCGGCCAGCCTCGGCATGACCGAAGCAGAACTGACCCGCGACATCCTCTGCCAATGGGGTTTCGGTGAGCGCCTAGACAAGATAGCTCAGGAGCGACGCCGAATCACTGCGGTGAATACGGCAGGAATCGGCGGCCAAGAGCAGTAAGGCCGCACGGCACGCAAAAACAGACTGGCGCACTCGCGCCACAACATCCGGGGGCGGAAAGAATGGAACAGATCAGGTCGCGGGAAGCGATTCGAGAAGAGGGCGCGACAGCAGCGCGCGAGGGCAAGGCGATCGAGGCTTGCCGCTATGAGGCCGGCACCGCGGCGCGCGAGGAATGGGAGGGTGGCTACTGTCAGGCCATCGTGACAGCGCCCACCTCCGTTGCAAATGGCTTTAGCACACTGCAAGGCCGCCAACTGGCAGCGATGCTGGAAAAGGCGGCAGCATGATCCGCGACCAATTCCTGCTCGACATCGCCGAAGAAATCATCGTGGACAACTTCGCTGGCGGCGGTGGGGCCAGCTGCGGCATTGAGCTAGCGCTCGGCCGGCATGTCGATATCGCCATCAACCATGACCCCGATGCAGTCATGCTGCATGCCCTGAACCACCCGCAGACCGAGCACCATTGCGAGAGTGTGTGGGATGTGAATCCGCTCGACCTGGTGAAGGGGCGGCCGGTCGGCCTCGGCTGGTTCAGCCCCGACTGCAAGCATTTTTCCAAGGCCAAGGGCGGGAAGCCGCGCGACAAGAACATCCGTGGCCTGGCGTTTGTCTCGCTCCGGTGGGCGCTCCTGACGGACATGCGCGTCATGATCCTGGAAAACGTCGAGGAATTCGTTACCTGGGGCGGGTTGATGGAGGTCGCGCCCGGGCAATTCCATCCCGACCCCGCACGGAAAGGGGAAACATTCCGGGGCTTCGTCGGCATGCTCACCACTGGCATTGCTGCGGATCATCCGGCGTTTGCCGAAGCCTGCGAGGCTTTGAGTATTGATCCGGATAGCGCCATGGCACGGCGCCTGCTCGACGGGCTTGGCTACAAGGCAGAGTGGCGGGAACTGCGAGCGTGCGACTACAGCGCGCCGACCATCCGAAAGCGCCTGTTCTTCATCGCACGTCGCGACGGCAAGCCCATCGTATGGCCCGAGCCGACCCATGGGGCGCCGGACAGCGCCGCGGTGAAGGCCGGCAAGCGCAAGCCATGGAGGACGGCCGCCGAGTGCATCGACTGGTCGATCCAGTGCCCGTCTATCTTCGAGCGCGCCAGGCCGCTGGCCGAGGCCACGCAGCGCCGGATTGCGCGTGGCCTGCGCCGGTATGTTATCGATGCGGCCGATCCGTTCATCGTCAAAGTAAACCATGGCGGCGACGAGTTTCGCGGGCAGCCACTGGGCGAGCCCATCCAGACCATCACCGGCAAGCACGGCTATGGGCTCGCAGCACCTTACGTGACTAAGTTCCGCGCAGGCGCTACAGGCAGCGACTTGGCGGAGCCGCTGCACACGATCACGGCTGGAGGCGAGCAGGCGCGGCCAGGCACTGGCAACGCCATGGGCTTGGTGGTGCCGATCCTGACGGAGTGCGCCAATGCTACAAGCCAGCGCACCTTCCGCGCAGACGAGCCGCTGCGCACGCAATGCGCCGAGGTCAAGGGCGGGCACTTCGCGCTGGCCAGCGCCACACTCATCCAGACCGGATACGGCGAACGGCCCGGCCAGGCGCCGCGCGCGCCCGGACTGGATAAGCCGCTCGGCACTGTGGTGGCCGGCGGCGCAAAGCATGCGCTGGTGTCTGCCTTCATGGCCAAGCACTACGGTGGCAACTACGAGGGCCCGGGCGTCGATCTGAGAGATCCGGCCAGCACTGTCACGACGGTCGATCATCACGCCCTCGTGGCGGCGCAGCTGGTGGGCTGCGGCGGCCGCGCCGGTCAGAGCCGCCCGCGCCATGCCGGCGAGCCCGCTCAGACCCTAACAGCAAAGGCGGATACGTGCCTGGTCACGTCCAACCTGGTGAACCTGAAGAACGGTTGCACAGGCACTCCACCAGGCTCGCCAGTGCCAACCATGACGGCTGGCGCCAGCCACATCGGTGAGGTCCGCGCCTTCCTCGTCAAATATTACTCGGAGGGCGGCCAGGATCAGGACTGCCGTGACCCGATGCACACCATCCCCACCAAGGACCGGCTCGGCTTGGTGACCGTAGCCGGCGAGGAGTACCAGATCGCCGACATCGGCATGCGCATGCTGGAGCCCCACGAGCTCTACGCCGCGCAAGGCTTCCCCGCGTCCTATGTGATCGCACCGGTGATGGCGAATGGCAAACGCCTGCCGAAGCATGCCCAGGTGCGCATGTGCGGCAACAGCGTCAGCCCACCCATGGCGGCCGCGCTGGTGCGCGCGAACGTGCCGGAAATGGCTAGCTGGTCGGCGATGGAATCCAAGCGAATGGGGGTGGCGGCATGATGCTACCTAACGAAACGAGGGTTGCCGAATACATCGAACGCCATGCCCTCTGCGTCCGGAGTCTCAGCCAATTGTCGCCGCAAGCCTTCCCGAAGGCGCTCGCCAAACTGATCCTGCTGGCGATCGTTCAAGTTGTTGAAGTCATCCACAATCTCCTGCCCCAGATTCAGATGGAGAGTGCGGCGAACGTCCCCGCGGCGCCAACGCACTATCGCAGCGAACTCTCCATCCGGCACGACATCGGAATGATGGTCGATTGCGTTAGCCACATGGAAGTTGACTATCTGGGCGGCATTCATAGGAGTCCTCGGCATGTTTTGAGGGGCATCCTAGCATGAAGCTAAACCACTGCTACCAAGGCGACTGCCGCGCCGTCATGCGCGACCTGATCGCCGCCGGCGTGCGCGTGCAGTGCATCGTCACCAGCCCGCCGTACTGGGGCCTGCGTGACTATGGCGTGGCCGGCCAGCTCGGGCTGGAGCCGACGCTGCGCGAGTTCCTGGACAACATGGTCGAGGTGTTTGACCTGTGCCGCGAGCTGCTTGCCGACGATGGCACGCTGTGGCTGAACATGGGCGACGCCTACGCCGGATCATGGGGCGCCCAGGGCAGGCCTCAAGGAAAGGGCGACATGACGGGCCGAAGTGTGGCCAGCGCTCGCCAGATCGGCGCGAGTCCGCGGTTCGGTACCGGGACGGGCACGCGCGGCCGCGAGCTGGGCCTGAAGCCGAAAGACCTGATGGGCCAGCCGTGGCGCCTCGCCTTCGCGTTGCAGGACGCTGGCTGGTGGCTGCGCCAGGACATCATCTGGCACAAGCCGAATCCGATGCCGGAATCGATCCGCGATCGCTGCACAAAGGCCCACGAATACGTGTTCCTGATGACGAAGGGCGAGCGCTATTTCTACGACTTCGCCGCCATGCAGGAGCCGGTCAGCGGCGGCGCCCACTCGCGCGGCGCAGGGGTGAATCCGAAGGCCGAGATCCCGAGTGGCTGGGACACGTCCGCCGGCGGCCACCGCACGCTGAAGGGCAGGTATGCCGGTACCGGCGTTGGCTTCGGCCGCGGCTACGACAAGGTTGCCAAGCCACGCGCTAAGCAGAATGCCTCGTTCAGCGCGGCGGCGACGGATACGGTCGACACCCGCAACCGCCGCAGCGTCTGGACCATCCCGACGCAGTCTTATGGTGAAGCCCACTTCGCCACGTTCCCTGAGGCGCTGGTCGAGCCCTGCGTGCTCGCCGGCAGCCGCCCGGGCGACATCGTCTTCGATCCCTTCATGGGCTCGGGCACGGTGGCCAGCGTGGCACAGCGCCTGGGCCGCCGCTGGCTGGGCGCCGAGCTCAATCCCGATTACATCGCGCTCCAGGCTGAGCGCACGCGCCAGCCTGGGCTGGTGCTGGAGGTTGCTGCATGAACTTCTTCCAAATCTTGGCTGCTCTCAACTACTGCGCCTGGCGCGATTTCATGTCTGGCGCCTGGATGCTGCCGCCGCGCCCCAAGAAGGCAAAGGAGGCATCGTGATCGGCCGCTCCACAACACCTATGAAGCGTGGCGCACCGCTCCCGCGCCGCACGCCGCTCAAGTCAAACACCTGGTTGAAGCAGGCGGCCGGCTTGGTGCCCAGCCCCTTCAAGAAGAAGGGCAAGAAGCGCGCAAAGAAGGCCGAGCGCACGTATCTCAGCCGCGTGGCCGAGCTTGGCTGCGCCTGCTGCCGCCGGCTGGGCCTGGGCGCCACGCCGGCCGAGATCCACCACCCGCGCAAGGGTACCGGCATGGCGCAGCGCGCGGCCCATCGCGACGCGATCCCGCTTTGCCCTGAACACCACCGCGGCAACACGGGCATCCATGGCCTGGGCGTGAAGCGCTTCGCTGTCGTCTATGGCTTCGATGAGATCGACCTCGTGGCGGAGACGCAGGCGCTGTTGATCGCCTACCTGCCGCCGGAGGGGAATTGAAGTGAGCAAGGCAAAGGACAAGGCCGACGTCTGGATGCCGCTGTATATCGGCGACTACCTGGCGGACACCACGCGCCTGACCACGGAGCAGCATGGGGCGTACCTGCTGCTGATGATGGACTACTGGCGCAACGGCCCACCGCCCAACGACGATGGCACGCTGGCGCAGATCACACGCCTGGCGCCCGCCGCGTGGAAGAAGCATAAGGCGGCGGTCCTGCGGTTCTTTACGGACGTGGGGGGGCTGCTGCACCAGAAGCGCATCAATCAAGAGCTCCAAGCATGCCAGACACGGAAGGATACTGCTGTTGCGAAGGCTACTTTGGCAGCTGAAAAGAGATGGGGCAAGAAGGCTCCGGCGACTGCTTCAGGCGATGCTCCGAGCATGCCGCAAGCACAACCCGGAGCAGTGCCTGAGCATTGCCCTTCATCTTCACCATCACCTCTTCCTTCTCCAGAAGTTAGTGGTGATGTGAACCCCAGTGGTACCGCGGGCGCACCGAGCCACGCCACATCGCACCTGCTGAATGCGACAACCGGCGAGGAAAACCCCAGGCCCGTGCAGCTTGCCGTATTGCTGCGGAAGACCTACGGCATGACCGTGACCAGCAACCACGCCGACGTGATCGAGATGGCCCGCCTAGCCGTGTCGGACCAGGAAATCGCCGAGGCGGTCGAGGTCTTCGCCATGCGCAAGCCCGGCGAGAAGCCCAATGCCGGCTACATCCTGCGCATGATCGTGACCACCCGGGAAGATGCAGTAAAGGCGGCTGCAGTGGCTTCCGGCAAGGCGGCTAGCGGCGCCACGCCCGCGATGGCCTCCGCGGAGTGGTGGGGCGCAGTTGAGGGAATCAAGGCCAAGGCCGCAGATCTGGGTGTGACCTGGAAAGAGGACGAGGGCGAGCTGTTCATGTCGTTCAAGGTCCGAGTCTTCAAGAAGGCCGGCGAGGGGCCCTGGCGCCAGCAGATCCTGCGTGAGACTGAGCGCGACGAGGCATTGCACGCGCGAATCCTGGCGTTCTTCTACCCACCGGAACAGGAGGCGGCATGACAGTCCGCTGCATCACCTGCCAGCACTTCACCCTCAAGCCCAGAGCTGGGGAAGATGAGTTCCTTCGTCAATCGGATCGGGACCATGCCCGCGTAGGGATGGGGCGCTGCCAGAAGGACGAACTTACGCGCCGGTGGCATCCGGCAGAGAGCGAGCGGCAGTGCGACAAGCATGCCGCGATCAGCGAAGAGCAGGCGGCCGCGCGCCGAGATTGGATCAGGAGCAAATCCCAATGAAAGTGATCATCGTGCTGGAGGTCATCGGCCTCATGCTGGTTTATCTGTTCCTGTCGTTGCTGGCGGCTCCGCTGAAGTTGGTCGTGTGGATGCTGCGCGGCGTGGTGCGCGCGCTGGATTGTATGGCTGCGAGGCAGCTATGAGCAACGCCATCCGCTGGTCACCGGAACAACTGGCCGCGCACCAGGCACGCCAACCTAAGCCGGCCGTGCCGTCACGGGCTGATCGCGCTGCCGCAGCGGTGAAGCGCACCCAGGCGCTGGGCCGACTGAAGAAAGGACACATGAATAAGTCTGAGGCCCGCTATGCGCGGCACCTCGACGAACAGCGGCTGGCCGGCGCGGTCATCTGGTGGAAGTTCGAGGCCATCAAATTGATGATCGCCGCGAACACCTCCATTACGGTCGACTTCGGCGTGATGCTGGCCTCTGGCGTCATCGAGCTCCACGACGTCAAGGGATCGAAGGCCATGGTGACGGACGATGCGCGGGCAAAGATGAAGGTCGCCGCCGCTCAATTTCCGTTTGTCTTCAAGTTCGTCTACCTAGCAGGGAAGGGTAGTTCCGCGTGGGTTGAGGAGGAAATCTGATGCTGTTCTGGATATGCCTTGCCGGCGGCGTTGCCGGTGCCATGCTGCTGTGGGAGATCGTGAAATGAACTGCAAGCCCGGGGATATGGCAATCATCGTCAAGTCGATGCCTTCGGGGGCAATGATTGGGCGGATTGTGACGGTCATTCGGCCGGCCGTCACTGGTGAAGTTTTCAAAGCACTTGATGGCACGCTCGCGAGAGGTGTTGGTGTAGGCGGTCATTGCTGGGTGGTTGAGGGAAGTTCACCACTCGGATGGTGTGGGCTTCTGTATCAGCAGCGGCCGATTCCTGGCGCATTTCTTCGCCCGATCAGCGGCGTACCGGTTCACGACGAGCAGCACGACGAGGTGACTGCGTGATGGCCACCAACAAGAAGCGCCAGGGCAAGAAGTACCACCCGCGCGAGGTGCGCCGCGACATCGCCGTGCTGCTCTTTGAGGGCGATTCCCCGCTGCCGGACCACCAGCGCGCGAGCCTGCTCATGGCTGTGCACGGGAGTGCCTTGGCCCTCGTCCGTGGCGACGCCCCGCGCCAGGAATGGCACTCGATCGTGAGCGCGCTGAACATCACGCAGTTGCTCTGCGAGAAGGCCGGCAACTCGCACGTGGGCCTGGAGACAGTTGCGGCAGCGCAAAACGCCATGATCGCCGTTGGCGAGCGCTGCCACCGCGTGGGCCGGCTGGGCGTCTCGGGCGACGAGATCCGGGCGATCAACAACGCGATCGCGCTCTACGAGCAGTTGCTCGAGATCGTGACGAAGCGCCAGTACACCGCAGCGATCGAGGAAGGACTTCGCCGTCTGGAGGCGGGCGACGTGATCAAGTTGCAGCGCGCGGGCACGCCGCGCATGACACCGGCCGGTCTGGCCGCGTAAGGAGAGTGGTATGTGGTCAATCGTAGCTGCAATAGCCAGCGCCAGCGCCGCGCAATCTTTGGCAGGAGGGTCTAGGCAGGCCCCGGCCAGCCCGGAGAGTCCGATGAGGCCGGCCAGGCCGGCGAGCTCAGCCACCGACGCGACCCAGGCGCGGCGCCAGGCCGACGAAGAAGAGGAAGACCGCCGCCGCAAGGATCGCGCTCGGCGCGACGGTGAGGATCGCCGCGAAGACGAGGCGCGGCGCAGGCGTGAGGACGACGCGCACCAAGCCATGATCCGATCGGCCTACAGCCCCTTCAATCCCGGCAATTCACCCTCGGACACGTTCAGCGGCGGAGGTGGTGGCACCTTCGATGGCGCTGGCGCATCCGACAACTGGTAGCAGGAGAAACGATGCGCATCAAATTCCGCGGATTCAACCCGCTCCGCCGGGGATTCGGCTACTGGCGCGCGCCGCGCGGTGCCGCTGTGATCGAGTTTGGCCCCATTGACCTTTACTTGCCCGCAAAATGAAAGACCTGGAAATGATTGAATCCGCCGCCCGCGCCGCCGGCTACGAGGTACGCCGGTACCGCGTGCGCGAGTTGGAGGTGGTCCATGTCCGCGAGCCGGGAGGGGAGTGGCGCTACTTCGACCCACTGAAGCATGATGCTGATGCCTTCGCGCTGGCAGCAGACCTTGACCTGTTCTCTCGCCCTGGCTACTGGCACTACCTAGCGCTGGTGCGGCTGATGGGTGGCGTGGACAAGCGAGCAAACGTGCGGCGCGCGGTGGTCAGTGCGGCCGCGGAACGGGCATGCCGTGGCTGAGCTCTACCGGGAATTCGTCCTTCGAGGCCGCGCCGATTGGCGAGAGGCGGTGGCCACCATCAAGGCCGCCGCTCCCGGCATGGCCGCGCGGGGCGCGCCGCTGCGCCTGATCCTGGCGGACGAGGCGCAAGACCGCCTGGAAGAGCAGGTCAGAGCCTACTTCAAGGCGGTCATCGAGCCGATCGCCGACCAGGTGGTGGTGGACGGCCAGCGCTTCAGCGCCCGGGCCTGGCACAAGTGGATGAAGCGCAGGTTCCTGCCGCCGGTCGAGATGCGCATGCCCGACGGCACTGTTGCAGAAATTGAACCATCAATCGCACGCGGAGAGATTACACTCGCGCGCATGGCCGAATTCACGCGAGAGGTGGAGGCGTTCGCCGCCGCCGATCTCGGCGTTGTTTTCGACTAGCAGGGCCAGAGCAGGAAAACCTGCCGGCATTGATGGGGGTTTTGATCCGGGTCCCTTTTTCGGGGGCGGGAATGGGAGCGTATGCAAGGCGATATGCCGCGCTGGAGGCCGCGGGCCAACTAGCATTTCATTTTGAGTGGCGGGCGCAGACGCACCGGGACAAAGTCCTGGCGGTGCTGGCCGAGGCCGATACCTTTCTGATAGGCCAGGAAGTGGCGCGCCGCGCCGGCCTGCCGTACAAGGCGGCGCTCGACGCGCTGACCTACCTCTACAACGACGCCAAGATCGCGCGATCAGGACGGAAGTTCACGGCGCGCTGGGGGCATATCAGCCTGCGGATGCGGGAGACTGGGCATGTTGGGCTGGAGGCATTCTTCCGCTCCCTGCCCAACGTGGTTCCGTTGTAGCCTATTTGACCTTCTTGACAACTTTGGCAGCCACCTTCGGCGGAGGGGTCGATATCGGAGCCGGATCCACGAGCCCGCTGTCAAGCACCGCGAGATAGCGAACGATGTCGGTTTCATCTACGCTCTTTTGCGCAGGACTGATGCGGAAGGGCTCGGCTCTTGGACCATCGGGACCCATCTTCTTGAGCCGCTCGCGCATGCTCATCGCGCCATCGGGAAGATGCTCCTTGAGTGACACCCGCGAGAGATAGATTGTCCGAAGGGAAGAACTGGCCTTCGTCGAATTGTGGGCGACGGAGAAGGGGAACCAGGGCTTTAGGTCATCGAGCAGCCATTTCACTCTCTCGGCCTTGAATACCTTCAGATCCAAGAAGGTCGAAAGGTCCGCGCGCTCGACTGCTATGCAATCAAGACCCCTGATCCATGCTTGTACGGCCAGGAAGTGACCGAGCACTCGATGTTGGCGACGACACGCGTCACGATGTGATTTCATAAGTCTCCTATGTCAGTGGGCGCCATGACGATAGGCGCTACCATCGAATATCGGGGCAATATGTGATTTCTAAACCCCACTGAGGGAGGGCCAAACTGAGCTTTGCGGAGTCGCGAGGCTCGAATAGTTCCCCACCCAATACCATCGTCTCATTCCTAACCGAGTGAGGCGATCATGCCCCGATTCCCCAAGAGCTACGCACTGCAGGACCGCCTGCGCATGGCGGTCTGGCTGCTGTTCGGCCTGGCTTTCTACGTTGCCGTGCTGCTGATCGACGGCAACCGCTTCCCGACCGTACAGGTCACCCTCCAGAAGCTGGGCCACGTCACCACCTTTGCGTGGGTGGGCTACTGGATCGCCCGCAACGCCATTGGCCGGGTGCACGCCGCCAGCACCGCCCAAGACCGCCTGGCTCGCGCCGTAATCATCGCTGGCGTGATCATCGCTGGCCTGACGGGGCTCTGATCATGAAAGCAATGAACTTCGGCCAGGCCATCGAGGCACTGAAGGGCGGGTTGCGCGTCGCGCGCGCCGGCTGGAACGGCAAAGGCATGTGGCTGCGTCTGGTGCAGCCGTACACCGACCGATTCTTCAAGACGACGGAACTGCCGCTCCCGGCGGATTCCATCGACCCCGGCACGCTGTTGCCCTGGATCGGTATGAAGACCGCCGACAACGGCTTTGTGCCCTGGCTCGCCAGCCAGACCGACATGCTTGCCGAGGACTGGTCGATCATGGATGCGGCCGCATCGGCTGCGCTCGCCGGGTGCGCCGAGACGGCCAAGACAAGCGCGGAGAATGCTGCTGCGACCGCTCGCGAGGCGGCGTCGACATCCAGCTATGCCGTGGCCGAGCAGACGGCGGAAACCTGGCGCCCGCGCCTTGGCGCGGAGGTTATTGTGCGCGGCTACATTGCAAACGGCACCGACGAGCACCCGGGCATCATCACCCGTGTCCACGGCGTGAGCGAGGGTGCCTTGGTCAACGTGACCGGCTTCCCGGATCTCCAGTCACCAAAGCTGTTCCCCAGCATCCCCGTCTACTCCAGCCGGAAAGCTGCCCGCGACGCCCTGGCCGGCCCCTCGCGCGCCAACGGCTACGCTTACCTGCAGGCCGAGCAATGAGCACGCGCGCATCCCACGCCAAAAAGCAGGCCGCCCCCGCCAGCCGGAAAGCTGGGATGCGCGGCGGTGCCCTCGCAGCCCTGGTCCTGATCCTCGCTCTGTACCTGTTCGCGCTGTCCGCTGCCGCCCAGATCCCGCCGCCGGCGCACCAGTACCGCCAGGCCATCGCCCGGGAGACAGCATTCCGCTTCGGCGTGGCCGGCCCGGTGCCGGTGATCGCCGCCCAGATCATGCAGGAGAGCAAATTCAACCCGCTGGCGCGCAGCCAGGTAGGCGCGCAGGGCCTGATGCAGTTCATGCCGGCCACGGCCACGTGGGCGGGCCAGGCCGGCGTCGACGGCCCGGTGCAGCCCCTGAACCCGCAATGGTCGATCCGCGCCGGGGTCTGGTATGACCGCTGGATCTACGACCGGGTGAAGACCGCGGCGACCGAGTGCGATCGCTGGGCATTCGTCCTGAGCTCGTACAACGGAGGCTTGGGGTACGTCTACAAGCGTCAGAAGCTCTCGCCCGCGCCGGCCAGCTGGGACGCAACCGGCCAGATCAACCCGGGCATCCACCCCGCCAACCAGCGCGAGAACCAATCCTACCCGCAGCACATCCTTGGCCGCTGGCAGCCGCTGTTCAAGACCTGGGGCCGCACGGTCGACTTCCCATGCTGAGCCGCCTGCTGTCCGTCCCACTCTGGAAGGTGATCATCGCCATGACCATCGCAATGCTCACGGGCGCGGCCGGCGGCGCGCTGTACATGGCCATGCGCCACTCAGCCCAGCAGGCCGGCGCCAAGACGGTCGAGAAGGTCGTCACCCAAACCGTGACCGTCGCCGACACCACCCAGGTCAAGCAACTCCAGCAGCAGCTCGCGGCGGCCAAGAAGGACAGCGCCGCATTCCAATCCCAACTGCAAGAGGCCGCCCGTGCGAATCCTGCCCCTACTGCTTGCCGTCTGCCTGACGGGTTGCGGGACGACCTTAACCGTTAAGTTCCCGCCCGTGCCGGCCGCGCTCAAAGAGCCGTGCGGCAGCTCTATTTTCAATCCGCTCACCACCGCCGACCAGTACGACCTAGCCGCACGCCTAGGAGAGGCAAAGGAGTACGGGAAGACCTGCTCGGCCCGATTCGACCGCCTGCTTGACGCTGTGAACGCCCGCGAGGCCATTGCCCTGGAGATCGCCCGATGAGCGAGGACACGAAAGACTTCGCCTTGGTGAACTACCGGCTGGGCAAGCTGGAAGAGGCCGTCACCAGCCTGGTAACGCAAAACGCTCAAATGATCGCCATCGAGCAGCGCCACCTGGAGACTCGCGAGGCAATGGACCGCGCCTTCAAGGCCATCAAGGAGCACGACGCCAAGCATCAGACGGCATTCCAGGGTGTAGACATCCGCGTGCGCACCATCGAAACCGAGATGCCCACCATGCGCCTGGTTCGCGGCTGGGTGATCGCCGGCATGCTGGCCGTGATTGCGGCCTCAGGCACGGTCGTGCTGGATACCGTCCGCAAGACCTACGCGCCGCAGCCGCCCGCCACCCAACAGCCTCGCACCGGCTGAGCCGGAACCCATCCCGAAAGGAGCCCACCGTGAGCAAGACCGGATCGCCGTCCGATAAGCGGCGCCGCGTGGAACCCGAGAAGGCGCCGGCCAAGCCGGAGGCCAAGAAGCCTGTCGCCCGCAAGCCAACAGTGAAGAGGGCGCCCGATACCCGGAAGCGCCCCGCCGGCAAGAAGGTGCCCAAGGTCGGGAAGGCTACCAGCAAGCCTGCTGGCGCACCGGAAGTCCTGACCGAGAAGGCGCAGCGCTTTGTCGACGAGTACATCATCGACCTTAACGGTACACAGGCCGCCATCCGTGCCGGATACAGCACACGCTCAGCCCGCGCGATCGCCGCGGAGAACTTGACGAAACCAAGCATCGTGGCTGCTATTCAGGCTGCCATGGATTCTCGCGCCGAGAGGACGCAGATCACTGCCGACCAGGTCTTGAGGCGCTGGCGCGACATCGCCTTTGCTGACGCGAACGAGCTCATCGAGTACCGGCGCGTCTGCTGCCGGCATTGCCACGGCGTCGATCACCACTACCAGTGGGTCGATGAGTCCGAGTTTCAGCGCGTTGTCACTCGCATCCTGGCCGAGGCTGAGCCTGATGGGCCAAAGCCTGTGCTACCCACCGAGGCCGGCGGCTTTGGCTTCGATGCCAAGGCCGACCCGCACGAAGATTGCCCGGAGTGCAATGGCGAGGGCCACGGCGTGCCGCACATCCACGACACGCGGCGCCTGCGCCCGGCTGCCCGTGCGCTCTATGCCGGCGTCAAGGTCACCAAGGACGGCATCGAAATCAAGATGAAGGACCAGGACAAGGCGCTGGAGAACATCGCCCGCCACCTGAAGATGTTCGTCGACAAGACAGAGCTCACCGTAATCACCGACCTTAGCGACGATGACCTTGACGCCCGAATTCTTGGCTACGCTGCCAAGGGCTGAGCGCATCGAGCTGCTGGCCCTGCTGCAGGAGAAGGAGCGCAGGGCCTCTCGCCGCAAGCTGTTCTCCTACAAGCCCTACGCGAAGCAGCGGGAATTCCACGCCGCCAGCACCCAGTTCAATGAGCGGCTATTCATGGCCGGGAATCAGCTGGGCAAGACGTGGAGCGGGGCGTACGAGACGGCTATCCACCTGACCGGCGAATATCCGGACTGGTGGACTGGACGCCGCTTCGATCATCCCATCCGCGCGATGGCCGGCTCGGAATCGGCTGAGCTGACCACGAAGGGCGTGCAACGGCTGCTGGTCGGCCCGCCGGAAGATCCGTTGCAATGGGGCACCGGCGCCATTCCAGGTGACGCGATCACCCGGATTTCGCGCAAGCAGGGCGTGGCCAACGCCATCGACTCCATCACGGTTAAGCACAAGAGCGGCGGCACATCGGTCCTGAAGCTGAATAGCTACGATCAGGGCCGCTCGAAGTGGCAGGCGGATACCGTCCACCTGGTCTGGTTCGACGAAGAGCCGCCGTATGACCTGTACTTCGAGGGCATCACGCGGACCAATGCGACGGACGGCATCGTCTTCCTGACCTTCACGCCGCTGATGGGCATGTCTCAGACCGTGGACCGCTTCTATCCGAAGCCAAAGTTCGCCTCGTGCACGGTCATTCAGATGACCATCGAGGATGCGGAACACTACACACCCGAGAAGCGGGCCGAGATCATCGCCAAGTACCCCGCGCACGAGCGCGATGCGCGGACGAAGGGCATCCCGACGCTGGGCTCCGGCCGCATCTTCCCGTTGGCCGACGAGGATCTGCATTACGACGCCGCCACGCTGGTGCTGCCAGATCATTGGCCGCGCATCGCTGGCATCGACTTCGGCTGGGATCACCCGACCGCGGTGGTCTGGATGGCTTGGGATCGCGACGAGGACGTGATTTACGTCTACGACACCCATCGCCAGTCGGAAGGCACGCCAGAGGTTCATGCGCCGGTTATCAAGCGCCAGGGCGATTGGGTGCCGGTGGCGTGGCCGCACGACGGCTTGCAGCACGACAAGGGATCTGGCGTCCAGCTGGCTGAGCTGTACCGCGAGCAGAAAATCAACATGCTTTGGGAGCGCGCGCAGTACGAAGAAACGGGTACGGAAGGCGAGACAGAGGCCAGCCGCGTGAGCGTCGAGCGCGGCCTGATGGACATGCTTCAACGCATGCGCAACGGAAAGTTCAAGGTCGCCAAGCACCTGAACGACTGGTACGAGGAATTCCGCATGTACCACCGCAAGGACGGCAAGATCGTCAAGGAGCGCGACGATGTCATGTCCGCTACCCGCTACGCCATGATGATGCTCCGCCACGCCTCCGTGCCGCCTGTACCGACTCGAATTGATGGAGCACGCCGAGAATACGATTGGCGCGCTGGTTGAGCGGCGCCATGGAGATTCCCGAATGCCGACTGGCGACATCCAGCTATCTAGCGATCCCTATTCCACTGATGAGACCGTCAGCGGGAAGGGCGCAGGCCGCGTCGACGGCGACATCGAGCGCAGCAAAGAGCAGCCCGACGAGCTCAAGAACGAGGCGCTGAGCCGCGAGCAGGTCGAGAACTTCCTGTTTGAGCTCAAGCACCAGCCTAACTGGCGCCGCGAGGCGGACAAGTGCGCCGACTACTACGACGGCAACCAGCTTTCGCAGGAGACGCTGGAGATCCTGAAGGACCGCGGCCAACCGCCGCTGATCACCAACCTGGTGAAGCCCACAATCGATACGGTGCTGGGCATGGAGGCAAAGACGCGCACGGACTGGCTGGTGCGCTCCGAGGATGACGGGATAGCCTCTCCGGACTTGGCCGAGGCTCTTTCCCTCAAGCTCAAGCATGCGGAGACTGAGACGCGGGCCGACCGCGCCTGCTCCGACGCCTATGCCGCGCAATGCAAGACTGGCGTCGGCTGGGTGGAAGTCTCGCGCGAGAGCGATCCGTTCAAGTTCCCGTACCGCGCCAAGTACGTGCATCGCCGCGAGATTTCGTGGGATTGGCGGTCGACGGAATCCGACCTGAGCGACGCCAAGTACCTGATCCGCCGGCGCTGGATGGACGTCGACGCCGCGATCGCCAAGATGCCGGAGTATGCGGACCTGCTGCGCCAGTGCATCAGCGGCTGGGCCGGCTTCGATCCTGTCATGTCCCAGGACACAGGGCTTGCGAACTCGCTCATGAACGAGCGCGATACTCGCCTGGAGGAACAGGACTGGCGCGACACCTTCCGCCGCCGCGTCTGCCTGTACGAGATCTGGTATCGGAAGTGGGTATCGGGCTACGTCATCCGCCTGCCCAACGGCCGCGCCATCGAGGCCGACTTCAACAACCCGAAGCACAGCACCGCCATCCTGGCCGGCGCGGTCAAGGTCGAGAAGCGAGTCTTCGAGAAGGTGCGGCTGGCCTGGTACTGCGGCCCTCACTTCCTCTACGACGTGCCGAGCCCCTACAAGCACGGCATGTTCCCCTATGCGCCGTTCTTTGGCTTCCGCGAGGACTTGACCCTCGCGCCGTATGGGCTGATCCGCGCCATGCTCAGCGCGCAGGACGAGATCAACGCGCGGAAGAGCAAGCAGCTCTGGCTGCTGAATAGCCGTCGCGTCACGGCCGACGAGGATTCCGTCAAGGACCACGAGGCCGCCCGCCGGGAAGTGGCGCGGCCTGACATGTACCAGATCCTGAACTCCGGCCGGAAGCCTACCAGTCAGTTCAAAGTGGAGTATGGCGGCGAATTGGCGGCCCAGCAGTTCCAGGCCATGCAAGAGGCCAAGCAGGAGATCGCCGAGAGCAGCGGCATCCACAAGGCCATGATGGGCCAGAACTCCAGCGCCTCGTCTGGTCTGGCCATCAACTCGCTGGTGGAGCAGGGCTTGAACACCCTCGGCGAGACGAACGATAACTATAGGTTCGCCCGCCGCATGGTCGGCGAAATGCTCTTCAGCATGATGCTGGAGGACATGGAAGGGCGTCAGATTCAGGTGCCCATCGGCGACGGGAAGCGCAAGCGCGTCATCGTGCTGAACCAGCCCGCCGTGGATCCGCAGACCGGCGAGCAGACCGTGCTGAATGACACTTCGCGCGTGCGCGCCAAGGTCGTGCTGGACGATATCCCGTCCTCACCAACCTTCCGCATGCAGCAGGCGACGATGCTTTCCGAGGTCACGAAGGGGCTGCCGCCAGATCTGCAGGCCGTGCTGGTGCCGTATCTGGTCGAGCACCTGGACATGCCGAACAAGCAGGAAGTGGTCGACCAGCTACGCCAGAAGATGGGCATGCTGGACGAGGGCCAGCAGGAGCAGGCCGCGCAGGCCCAGGCCGCCCAGCAGCAGGCGATGGAGAAGATGCAGCAGCGCATGGCCACGCTCGAAGCGGCGCTCACAGCCGCCAAGGTCCGCGAGGCCAATGCCCGCGCCGACAAGCTCGAAGCCGAGGCGGATGTTGTCCGCATGCCCCAGCCTGAATCCCAGCCGAGTGAATTCGCATGAGCATCCCAACCTGCGCAGTCAGCGTCAAGCTCTACGACCAGAACGCACTGGCCGTGGCCGGCGCGACGATCACCGCCCAGCTAGACCGCTACGAAGTGCACGAGGGATTCGTGGTGCCGCAGATGGTCGAGGCGACCACGGACGCCTTCGGCGAATGCACCCTGGACCTGTGGCCCAACGCCCTCGGCTCGCAGGCCTCGTCCTACAAGATCAAGGTGCAGCCGACAGACGCGAAGGGATACAGCACGGTTGCGGTGGTGCCCGATGCGCCCACGGCAGACCTGTCGCTGATTGCCGCGTTGCCGCCGGTCGACTCGCGGCCCGACTTCCAGGAATACTTCGAGCAGGCCAGCGGCCTGGCTGACGACCTGGTGAACAGCGCCAACGTAGCCAAGCTCGCCGCCCAGGCTGCACAGGCTACTGCCGCCGGCAGCGCCACAGCAGCAGATGCCAGTGCAGCGAGCGCAGGCGCACAGGCTGCGGCAGCGCTTGCTTCGTCTCAGTCTGCACAGCAGAGTGCCAATGACGCTGCGGCTTCGCTGGTCAACGCCACGACGCAGGCGACGGCCTCGGCCGCGAATGCCACGGCAGCTGCCAGCAGCGCGAGCACAGCGACGACCAAGGCGGGCGAGGCTTCGGCCAGCGCTGGCGCAGCGTCTACGTCGGCTGGTGCGGCTGCGACGTCTGCCGGTGCCGCGTCAACCAGTGCGGGAAACGCCGCCAGCTCGGCGACGGCCGCTGCAGGCTCCGCTACCTCGGCGTCGACGAGCGCAGGCACGGCCACTACCCAGGCCGGAAACGCCGCGACGAGCGCAACCGCGGCGGCAGGATCTGCCACCACCGCCGGCACGCAGGCGGGCAACGCCGCTACCAGCGCCACGGCAGCGGCCGGGAGCGCCACGGCGGCCAGCACCAGCGCGACGAATGCGGGCAATAGCGCGACAGCAGCAGGCACGAGTGCGACAAATGCCGCGAATAGCGCAACAGCGGCGGCTGGAAGCGCTACGGCGGCAGGAACAAGCGCGACCAACGCGGCCGCATCGGCCGCTGCCATTGTGCCCGCCATCACCAAGCCAGGCGATGCCGCTGTCACCACGGGCCGCGTCGTCAATACGGTCCTCATCTACGATACGCCGCTCACTGCAACGCGGACCGTCACGCTGAACGCGACCAACCCGGTTGCCGGCGACACGGTGCGCCTCACGCGCACAGCAGCCGCCACCGGCGCCTTCAATGTCGCCCTCGGCGCGTTGAAGAACCTTACCGCCGGCCAGTGGGCGCATGCCACCTACGACGGCGCGGCCTGGGCGCTCACCGCCTACGGCAGCCTGTAACGACACCCCACGGAATCCAGATGGAAACTGATCACCTCATTCTCCGCGAAACTGTGCTGCGGACCGTCACGGTGCCGGAGCAAGAAGCCAACCTGAAGTACCTGGAGCAGAAGGCGATCGAGCAGGCCGCAGCCGCTGGTGACCATGCAGACGCCGCCGATGCCGCGAAGGCTGCAGCAGTGGCCGCTGAGGCCGCCGCCACTGCCGCGCAGATCGATGCTGCGCAGAGTAAGAGCGATTCGGCGGCCAGTGCATCGCAGGCCGTAGCAGCAAAGCAGGTGGCAGAATCCATCGCCGCCCAGGTTACGGACCTTGGTGCCGGCGTGGCGACAGCCGTATCGAAGGCCGCAGAATCGTCCGCTTCGGCTGCGGCATCGGCGACGAGCGCCGGGAATGCGGCCACGTCGGAAGGCAATGCGCTCGGCAGCAAGAACGCCGCCGCAGCTAGTCAGGCCAGCGCGCAGAACTATGCGGTAAAGACGGATGATTATGCGGGCGGTACGGACAACTCCGCAAAAGCCTGGGCCGTAGGTGGCACCGGAAGCGGCCAGCCGGCTGCAGGCGACTCCAAGTCGTGGGCAACGAAGGTTGGGGCCGCAGTCGCATCTGGCCTGCTGTCGGCCAAAGAGTGGGCCGTCGGATCGTTCGCGCGCGGCACGTCCGGCGGTGGCTCGGCAAAAGATTGGGCCACGTACACCGCAGGCACCGTGGACGACGCTGCAAACTCGGCAAAGGCCTGGGCTGTCGGCGGCAGTGGCGGCGGTCAGCCAGCAGGGGGCGATGCGAAGTCCTGGGCAACCGCAGTTGGCGCGGCAGTAACTGCTGGGCTGTACTCAGCAAAGGAATGGGCTACTGGCACGTTCACGCGCGGCTCGGCAGGCGGCGGGTCCGCGAAGGACTGGGCGGCCTATATCGGCGGGACGGTGGATGACACTAATTACTCGGCGAAGAAGTACTCGCTAGATTCCTCTGCTTCCGCGACGGCGGCAGCCGGGAGCGCTACAGCATCGGGTGCGAGTGCGACGATCTCTCAGAACGCAGCATCGCAAGCTGCATCGACGATCGCGCCGATTAGCGTGGCCGACTATGCGGGCTTGCGGGCCTTCACCGGTGCTGCCGCGAACGTGAATGTTACCGGCTATCTGGCGACGCTTTCCCCGTCCGGCATCTCGGGCATGTTCGTGCGCGACGACAGTGATACGACCAGTTCGGATAATGGCGGTACCGTCATTGTGGCGAGCAATGGAAAGCGTTGGAAGCGCAGCTTCTCGGGCTCCCTCTCGCTTGACTGGTTAGCGTCGATACATCCGATGAGACAGCCGCCTGGAATCGAGCGGGGGCTGCAGCGTATGCGATGGGCATTCGTTCGGTGTCGGTCTCCCCTGGGCAACATAATATTGGCGGCACTGTCGTACTCAAGCCTGGTGTTACGTTTCAGGGCCCAGAAACAAATACGCCAAACGCTTTCGCGGACTATGCCGTCCGCGTTGTCCATACTGCTACGACGCCGAATACCGATATTTTCGTTACAGATACGGTGGCTGTAGGTAGCATGCAAAGCTCCGGGTCGATCCGGAATATGAGCATCGCCGCTTCCGCTGGCAATACGCGCTATGGCCTGTTCATGCATAACTTCATGGGGGCGCTACCTACTAGGCTAGCGTTTGGAGGCGGATTTACGGGTGCCATGATTGCGTATCAAGGCGGCCTGTATTCTAAGTTCTCTAACCTGCGCTTCATCAATGGCACTAGCACTCAAGTGCCCGCCGCAATTTTGATGCTCTCTGGCGGGGCAGATATATATTCTACAACCGTAACGTTTGAGCATATCTACGTCAGCGGTGCATACGCACCCTCTACCGGTGGCATTGGAAGTGTGTTTATTGCTCAACCCTGCGGCGGGCGGCAAATTGTCTTTGATGATGTAGTTTATGAAACTATCAGCGGAAAGGCATTTGATATTGGCAAGGGAAATCAGGTAATCGTTAGGGCTCCGTACTGTGAAAATGTGCCAAACGCAGACTCAAGCATCCCTATGTTTGAGATCGGGGTAACTGGTGCAGCAGCACCGAATAACGTGTATGACTCGGTTACATCACTAGTTATTGATGGGCAGGGCGGGAGTCTCACATCATATAGCCAGGGTACGGCAACGCTTACGAGGCTGATCAATTCGGATGTCGCTCAGTACGTTGAGTTGCGCGATATTGAACTTCAGCGCGTGACACAACTGATTTCGGGAACAAACAACACACAGCAATTCAAGTTCCGCAACGTAAAGGGAACTAGCGTCACCACCACTCAAACGGGGCTCACGCCAGTCAAGATCTTCGATGAGGGCGGAAATGTTCTTAGTGCAACTCTAACGCAGAGCAAGCGGATTACGACAGAGGCAACACGGGATACGGCGCTCTCGCTATACGGGCATGGCGACCAGATGATTGCCTCAGATGTGGGCACCGAGGGTAGGCCGCTCTGGTACGACAAGACGAATACCCGTTGGGTGTCGTACCGCGCAAAGAATGGGCAAGCCCCCGTGAACAAGACGTGGATTCGTGGCGATGCTGTAGACAATGCGTTCCCGTCCATTGGGGGTGCTGCTGGTTGGTTATGTACGGCATCCGGTACGGCTGGGGCTGCAACATGGCAGATCAGCGGGCAATCTGGCGCGGCCAAGGGCGCTACTGCATCGCGACCAACGAAGTCCACCTTCAGGTGGCAACCGCGCCGCTTGGGCTGGCTCCATGTACTTTGACACAACCCTGGCAGCC